GTTATTCATATTTGAGCTATTGGTCGGCCCGTCAATATCTGAAGTTGTGCCTGCTGTACTAGTGTTTGAAGTCTTATATTGTATGCTTGCATCTTGTGCCGAGGCTACTGGGCCAACAATTATGTAATGCGTGGCGACACTAGATACGCCAATTTGACCTGCGTAATATCCACCGCCGTAAGCCTGACCAATAGTAGTAGGGGGCGGGTCAGGCCAAATGCTCTGGCCCTTAGCTTGCATCTGCTGAGTAACTGTCCAGATTCCAGAAAAATTAGGCATACGTTTCCTTAAACTGCTACGCGGCGGATGGCGCGGACACTTAACGTAGTACTCTTACCGCTGTAGCCCTGATAGCCGTTACTGAAGTTTTGCCTCCATGCGTACAAACCTAATTTTTCAGTACTAGACCAGTAATTGCCAGCCGTAAACGCCTCTGCGTTGCCTGTTTGAAAAGCTGCCGCTGAAGTTTGTGCTGGTGTTCCAGCCGTGTAATTACTGGCTCTTGCTGGAACAGCGTTGGGGTTGACGCCCGAGGATGCACCACCGTTGTTACTTGTCGTTGTTGGTTTTAGGCTGTAATAGCATACCTCAAGCTCATTCTTAGCGGGCATGTACCAGTCAGAAAAACCACCAATACTTAAACCTTCACAGAATTGAGCCGCTGGATGGCTGGCGTTATTCATATTTGAGCTATTGGTCGGCCCGTCAATATCTGAAGTTGTGCCTGCTGTACTAGTGTTTGAAGTCTTATATTGTATGCTTGCATCTTGTGCAGACGCCACTGGGCCAATTACAAGGTTATGAGTGGCAACACTTGAAGTTCCAATTTGACCTGCAAAGAAGCCGCCCCCATAAGCTGAGCCAATTGCCGGAATAGGCGTTGCAGAATTACTCGCCGCGCTCAAGGGGCTGGGGCCATAAGCATTGGTCGCAAACACCTTGAATGTATAAGCCGTTCCGTTGGTCAAGCCGCTTACCGTAATAGGCGAAGATGCGCCCGTCCCAATTACCCCCTCAGGCGTTGAGACAACTGAGTACCCAGTAATAGCGCCACCACCAATATCAGCAGGTGCGGTAAAAGTTACAGACGCGGAAGCAGTCCCCGCCGTAGCCGTACCAATCGTGGGTGCGTTGGGAACCAGCAGGGGGTTATACCCCGGCAAAACAATACCAGCCTGATAGCGCATCGACATGGGTTACCCCTCAACTTGCGATAGATTCGTAAGAGATACTGAAGGTCAGCGCACTTGTTGTACCCGAAGTTACCGTAATTGACGTACCCTCCATCAGATACACCGATGTGGTCTTGTCCATAGCAATCAGGGAGGCATTAGCCGGGACTGACACCGTTGAGACAATCGGGTATGCCGTACCGCTTGAAGGAGCGCTGCCTTGGGCCACAGCGCCGTTGGTGTAGATTGACACCGTAGCGTTAGCCGCAGAAGCCGTAGTGTTTGACACCACGATCTGATTGATCTTAAAGACCAGATTAGACGCAGCCGCATTAGGCAGCAAGACAAGTGCGGCGGTGCCACCGGGCGTGAGGTACGTTGTTGTGCCAAGAATGGCGGTTACGTTCACTATGTTGGGATTTGCCATGATGATTCCTTACAGACCAAAGATGATCGAAAAAGCGATTGCTTGACCCTTGCTGGCCCCGCTTGCCGCCGGTGTGGTAGATGCCCAAGTCGTGCCGTTTGAAGTCAGCACATTACCGCTTGTTCCGGGAGCGACAAACAAAGGCGCTGATGTGCCGTTGCCCAAGATGACATTGTTAAGTGTCAGGGTGGTAAGACTTGTACCGCCTTGGTCAACGCCCAGTGTGCCCGTGGACACAAGATTTTTGCTGCCATTGGTAAACACCGGCTTGTTGGCTGTCAGCGACGAATCAATAATGTCATTGGCCGTCAGAGTCGTACCGTCAAACGTCAAATTGGCAGAGCCTGCCAAGTTACCGCTACTGTTGAACTGAACCTGTGTGCTGGAACCACCGGCCGATGCGCCTACACGTACAAAATCAGAGCCGTTCCATGCTACCAGTGCCTTGTCCCCCGCAGCAACCGTAATGCCCGTTGTTGGACCTGCGCCGCGGATGACGATGGGGCCTGTGCCGGAGTTGATGACCACATACGCCTTGCTCCGAGCAGGAGCCGTGATATTGCGAGTGGTTGCGCCGTTACTGGCTGTCCACAAGATAACCGCGTTGCGTGCTTGGTTGTCTGCCCCATTGGTCGTGCTCAGAGTGACATCAGCATCGGAGGAAAGCGTTACCGTACCGGCTACCGCATCATCAAGCAGGTCGGTAATTGCATCGTTGACCGTAGCGCCCCATGTGCCGGATAGATCACCCGTGGTTGGCAATGCCAGACCAAGGAGAGGGGTAAAATTTGTTACTGCCATATCAATATCCTTTACACAACCATTTCGACATTTTGCCAGTTCGGGGTTTGACTGTCATCTATTGTCGTCCAATAGAAGTAGTTTGGTGTCCCAACCTGCCCCCGCGCCGCTACTCCGCTCAATGCCACCGTACGGCTGGTAGAGGCAATCGAGCCAACCTGACCAAACGCCACCACGCTGTCCTCTGTCGGACCAGCTACGGGAGTAGCAACACCCACCGCGCCCAATAAACCTACACCCGTCAACGCAACTGTGCGGACCGAGCTTACAGTACCTATTTGGCCCCCGGCATCCACACCTGTACCGATAGGCGCAGCAAGCATATTTCCTGCATTGCCCAGAGCCTCTACGCCCGACAAGAAAGCCGCATACGCAAAGTCTACGTTGCCTACATCGGCAGATGCTAAGACGCCCGTAAGCGTTACCGACAGCACCGAGCCAACTGAGCCAACCTGCCCCTGTGCGATAACGCCGTCCTCCTCCGGACTGATCGTCTCTGCCACATCTCCTGCCGAACCGGAAGCAACCACCCCCGTAAGCGCCACTGTGCGCTCACCCATTCCTACTGCACCTACCGCGCCCGTAGCCTCAACCCCTGTAGCATCTACTGCATAGATGGCTTCGGCAGTCATCGTGCCTACGGCACCGGCGGCGCTATTCCCGGCTATCTCCGACTGGGAGCCGCCCCAAGAATATTCGCCCCATGTACCTTCGCCCCATGCGGTAGTCATTTGCTACCCCCGAGCAAGTTAGGTTGTAGCCAAGCGGATCAGCGCAGTGCTTGTCGTGTTCGCAGGCATCGTCAACGTGAAGGTTCCAGCGGTCACTGTTTGTGATCCGAAGGTATGCACGCTCACCGCCTTATTCGTCTGTGTCGAGTTGTAGATCAGCACTGCGTCAAACGCCGTAGCCAAAGTCACCGTGGTGTATGTGATGCTGGCTGAAGGCGTAACGAATGCGACGCCCGCTGTTGCAGAGCTGTTGGTGGCAGTTGGGGCTGTCCCAAATGTAACCGTTACCCCGCCCGGTGTGTAGCCGGTGCCTGACACCTCGTTGGTTACCGAGTAGGCAGTGGTGCTGGCGTTCACAGTGGCTGTTGTCAGATACAACGCGCCTTTGAACGTGTCGGCAGTTGTCGCGGCCCGGATAGGTGCTACGCCAAAGTTATGGGTTGCGGTCATCAACTCGCCCATGAAGCTCGTTGTCATTGCTTGGGTATTTGCCATGGTTGGCTCCTTAATTAAAAGATGCGGCTTCTACCGCTGAACTTACGTTTTTCTTGAGGGACACATGCACAGAACGGTGAACAAGCTCCCCCGCCAACCAGTACTCCACCCATGTGGTTGTTTCGTTGTCATTATCGACGGAACCCTCTTGCTTTTCAAGCAAAGATTCGTCCATTTCGCCTTTGGTCGTGGTGATCAATTTGAACCCCTTTAAGAAATAAAAGCCATCAGGTCACCTGTTGGCGGTACTGGCCCGAGCGATAGGCGTCTTGACGCTCCATTCCATCACCCAGACGTTTAGCCAAAGCCAGTGCTTCGTTGTATTTGGTGTTGTACAAGGCAACTATGTCAGCCTCACCCTTCATGAAGGTAGCGGCTTCGACCAATGCCCCATACAAAAGCACCGGGTCGAAATTGTCGCCCAGCCATGTGCGCCCATCAGCGGCAACCGTAATCGACTCGGGGTAGTAGTAGAAATGCAGCTCAACGGTGTACGTTGTATTCGGGGTAGGCCCCATGAGGAACGTAAGCTCGTCCGTGATTGAGTTGCCTACGATTGCGGGACCAAACAGTGCGTAGTACCGTGGGATGCCGACATTTGTGGTTGGATTGGGGTACACAGCGCGGATGAAGTTGACATCCTTGTTTAACAGGTATTCATAGTTCCCGGTGGCATCAATGACGGCCAAGGAATACACCGCCAAAAAATCATCCGGCGCTTTAAGGTACTTGTTGCCAGACTGGATGTTGCCAGTCATGTTTTTGCGCAAAGAGGGGAACTGCACCATGTTGTAGATGCGCTGCTCCGCCTGAGTGGTGAACATAGCCAACTGCTGCGCCGTGAACGTGTTCTCGCAGATATCCTGAATATTGATGCAAAGTTCAGCGTAATTCATTTTCGCCTCGTTCTTAAGAGATGCGGATAGCCGCACTCTCTGGTGTATCTGGCGGTAGAACCACATTGAATGCTTGAGCAACCGTGGTCTGATCCGTGCCGAAATTGATCACAGCAATGGATTTATTCGACTTGCTCGAATTGTAGATCAGGGCCCCACGTGCCGTCAAAGACGATCCCGGCCATGTTGGATTGTCAAACGAAGCAAAACCTGTCTGCTGGCCTGAATCTACAGTGACATTTAAGAGGATTTCCCCGCCAGCTGTGTACCCAGTGCCAGTTGACTCCCCAGACGCCGTGTAGACCGTCGTAGCAGGCCCCAGATCGGCGGCAGAGGTGTACAGGGCCATCTTCAGGACATCCGTGTCCAGATCATGCACAGCCAGCATGATTTCTTTTTTAAAGCTTGTAGTCAGGCCAGAGGTGATCATGTGATGCTCACAGTAAAGGTTCCAAGCATACCGCCTGCGGTCAACAACCTAGCCGGCGGCATGGGCTGCATTCCAATGGACGCAAAGGGCACATCCCCCGTCATGCCGATGTAGATGGTCACTGCCAAGCGGCCCTGAGGACGCGGCTCATAAACGGCAATTGGCTCATTGATTGAGCGTTTGGGTTCGAGCTGTGGGTGCTTTGGCTCGTAGCACTCCGGGCAGACCTTAAAGCCTGTCCACTCCTTCTTGAGGATATTGAGCGGGTACTGGAAACCACACTGGTCACATATGGCCAGTGAGAATTTGCCAGAAGCGTAGCCCGCCATAGCGGATCAGTAGCCCACGTTGGGCGTTAGGAATACGCTGGCCGTGTCACGGTCTTCCATAGCTGCACGGGCAAATTCCTCCTCGTACAGCTGCTTAAGCAGAGGAACGCGCTCCGGCATCTTCTTCAGGGCCAGATAGTACGCAAGGCCCGCCACCAAGCACGGTAGGAAGCGAAAGACAACCTCGGCCGTGTTGGTGTACGCGCCCGCGTCTTGGATGCGCCGCATGGTGTAGTACTGAAACGTATATGCCTGCGTGGTGTCAGGGGCTGGATAGACGAAGAGCACCGGCGTTGCCGTGCGCTGCACATAGTATTGGGCAGGGCGAGCAGTCACCAGCTTGTTTGGCAAATGCAGGTACTCGTTCTGACTGATGCGATCAATCGTGATGTCCTGCTGCGTCTGGCCAGAGCCGGTGCGGATGACCGCGGACAGTACATTGATGGTGTCTGCTGGAAGGTTGTATTGCGCTTGACCGGGGATCATGGCCAAGGAAGCCTGCTCAATGGTCCACAGGTTCAAGCCACGGTTGGCCCACTCAGCAAACAACAGGTTCAAAGACCGACGAGCGGTCTTCATGTCATAGCCAGTACGCGACTCCAAACCACAGCGCTCGTATGCCTCCTCGATGAGATCATCGAACTCAAGGTTAAAAGTAGCTGTGCCTGAAGTTGCCATTTTTATTTCATTTTCGAACGGCGCAGACGAGACATGCCCGAGCTGCTAGGGGCACCAGACCCGGGTCCACCACTGGCAAAACCCTTAACAGGCTTCTGCTTTTCCTTGGGAACCGGAGTTTCTTTGATCAACTTGCCAATATCAGGGTCCCGGCGAGAAGGAGTAACGGCGTCACCGACCCGGTTGACCGTGCCACCACCTTCAAGACGACCAACCTTCTTGTCTTCCTTGACCATTTTTTTGCCAACGGAGGCAGGAATACCCACCTTCTTGGCAAACTTTGGGCTGTTGGCCACAGCCAGCATTAGCTTCTGCTGCTTTTTGGAAGTAGTAGGCATTTAATTGTTGTCCCTTCGTCCGGTGGATAACCCATCAATTTTGCGTTCTAAACGGTCAAAACGATCCATCAACTGCTGCATGTCCGCCCTGAACTCAGTGCGGGTGATGTGATCGCGGGCAACTTCTTCCCGTGTCCTGTTTAACAGGATGCCAAGTCGATCTATCTCTGTAAATTTCCCTTTAAGGAGAAACAAGGTAAGACCCACCAATGCAGAAAGAATGATGTTCCATATCATCATTTCCATGATTTGTCACTTTAAATTAGGTGAGCCGAAGCTCACCTATTGTTTGAAATTAACGAATCAGGGTCTTTTTGCCGCGGGCCAGACCGTTACCACGGCACTGAACCGAGCCACCGGAGGCGTACTGGATGGCCGAACCGCCGCCCATTTTCTTCATTGGCTTGGCATCCATACTCAGCATGTCGTCGCCCATCTTGCCCTTTTTAGTGGACTTGGCGTACTTCATGCCCTTGTTCATGTTCATGTTTTTCATGATGAGATCCTTTAAGCGTAGAAAAATGTTGCTGCAGTTACATCGGTCAAATCTGCGTACGAGCTGGTCGTACAAAGCAGGCCGTCTTCTGGCAAGTGCAGATAAACAGAGCTACCTGCTGCGATGTCGATAACGGCCACTGTCGTGCCCCCTGATCCACCATCTTTGATGGTGACAGAACCTACTCCTGCCGCGGGGACAATGTAGATGCCTTTGACACGTGTACGGCCACCGAAAATTGTTCCATCGACAGCCAGTCGTGTGCTTTTAACGTCGCTAAGAAATGCCATTTTGCTGCTCCGGTTCTGGGGCGTCTAGCCTGTTGATCAGCATCTTGTATGCTTGGATTGTGGCTTGAGCCTGAGTCAAAAAGGTTT